ATGCAAAAGTTCTTGAAATTTCCTAAAGCGGCTATGACGCAAACGAATGTAGCTGGTACGCACTATGCATATACTACGTCATTGGCATCTAATTATATCAATATGGATGTAGTCGGGTCTGTCATTAGAGGTAGCACCACAACAGTTGAACTTAGGGGAATTATGGCTCCTTTGGCAGCAAGAGATTTAATTACTATCACTATTAGCGCCGCAGACGCAGATACTATAAACTCTTTAATTGATGCCGCTGCCTTGACTTCTATTGCCAAGGCTAGCAATACATCGTCTTCATTAGAGTATGTTAGACCTGGCGCTCAAACAATAGATACTATAAACTTAGGGTAAAAAAATGGCTAGATTCTTAAAAATACCTGTAGGACCATCTACTAATAGCACTTGGAGCAGTGTGGCTGCTAATGGAAGTAATGTTGTTGCTGTTGCGAGCAGTGGTCAGTTTAGAGTTGCTAGAAGCACGGATTCTGGTGCGACATGGACATTTATCGCCCCTGGGGCTGGTATGGACAATAAGGCTTGGAGCCATGTTGCGGTACAGGGAAGTACCTATGTGGCCGTAGCGAGTTCTGGCGGAACGAACCATATTATGTATAGCGCCAATAGCGGGGCGTCGTGGACTCTTGCTACGACAGTTATAACCGACGCGCTTTTTTGCGTTGCTTCTGATGGCACTAGATTCGTTGCAGTTGGCAGTGGAACTAATTCCTATAAGAGTACCGACGGGATTACCTGGACTTCTGTAGCGTATCCTGCTGGCGGATTAACATATCGGAGTATTGTTTGGAGCGGCACTACATGGGTTGCGTGTACTGATGGAGGAGCCGCTGGAACGAGTTTCATTACTGGTAATGCAGGGGATGTGACTACATGGACAAATGCCGCAAGCAGTCCTGCGGGAGCATGGATAGAAGTTGTTAGGATTGGATCATCTATGTTGGGTATAACTTCTAGTGGCGGCACTAATGGGGCTGTAGTCATAAGTCAAAATGGAGTTACATATACTACTAATAGCAACCTAACGGCGGGGCTGTATCAAGCAGCCTGTTCTGATGGAACCACTGCTGTAGTATTTAATCAGTATGCAGTTCCTTCTTCTAGAATTATCACTACGGCAGACGGCAGTACCTTCACTACTCGAACTACCCCTGATGATGGGGGTAATTTATGGATTGGCGGGGCTTCTGTGGCAACAAACAATTTTGTTATCGTATCTCGATCTGGGCCTAATAATAGGGCGTTGACATCTACTTCGCTCACCGCTTGGACATCAAGAAATATGTCTTATTCGTTTACAACGGAAACAAATGCTCCTATTTTATTGAATATTGAAAATTTCATCACTATGCGTCCTACTGCACAGGATACTATTCAGATTCAGATGAGCTCATCTAACGCAGGGGTTGACACTGCGACTTTGACTTTTGGTGCTGATGCATATGGTATGACTCACGAGATCATTATGGATGCTATTGTTAAGGCGTCTGGATCTCCTACATCTCCAATGGGGTATATTGACGTTCCGGCTCTTCCTGATGGCAGATTTATTGATTTTAACGCAACGATCATATCTTAAATATGGCTAAGTTTTTAAGAATATTGCCAGAATCCCTATTGACTCCTTCGAATGGCTCTGCGTTAATAAATCCTGATATTGTTTTATATGCGAGCGCAGTGTCAAACGGTATAATACATATTCAAATTAACAACATGGACGCTGGTTCTGATTTATTGTCAATTACATTTTCTGGAAGTGACTCGACTAGAAATGCTCACAGGATTTTTCTAAATGCATTGTGCGCGGCTTCTTCAAATCAAAATAGTGGAACATATTATGATTTACCCGCCCTCATTAGTGGCGCCACTGGCGCTGCTTTAACCGTAAACTCAATAACATACTCGTAACTATGGCTAAGTTTTTAAGAATATTACCAGCATCCCAGGCGACTACTACGAATGGATCTGCGTTAATAAACCCAAACACTATTCTTCATGTTAGTGCATTGGCAGACAATACATTGACTATTCAGATCAATAATCTTGATACTAGTGCTGATGCAATAGTTATAACTTTTAGTGCATCTGATAGTTCTAGAAGGGTCCATCGCACTTTTATAGATGCCATTTGCGGTGCTGCATCTGATTCTAAGGCAGGTACTTATTATGATTTACCCGCCCTCATTAGTGGCGCTGGCACCGCTTTAACCATAAACTCAATAGTATACTCGTAATCATGAAACCACTAGTTAGATTTGGCGCATTGAACGCCGCAGGTCATGGATATATTGATGCTAATGCAATTATATCCATTGCTTTTACAAGTGCAACTGCTGTAACTGTAACTTATGCCCCATCGAGGGTTGTGACAATAACGGTGACATCTGACGCAAACTATATCATACACAATTATATAGCCGACATTTTGATTGGTGCTGCTCAGTCTAGCGTCAAGCCATCGGCTGGCGCTTCTAGTTTGCTAGCCATTCCATCATCGGTGACTATTGGGGCCACTACCTATACGATTTCTTTTGCTATAGCTTAATTTTGATAAAGCTCTATATGGCCACCCTCTGATTTTTCGGGGGGTGGCTTTTTGTTTTATTTTTGTGTCGTGGCAAACTACATTCAACTCACTAATGTAACCGGATTAAATAATACATCTGTATTAATATCGGTAGCGGACATAAGGCTTTTATATAGAAATAGTACTTCTGAAGTAAATATTTTCTACGGATCTCCGACAAATCAAAATTTAAGGATTACATTTAGCCAGGCTGATACTACATATTCTCTACATGCTTGGTTTATTGGTCAGATTTCTTATGCTATTGACTACTCTTTGTCTGAAATATATGTAGTCCCATCTCCTCCTGATGTATCTTCAACTCAGGTGTTTTTTTCTAATATAACATTGGTATGATACAAGACGTATATACATCTGTTTTGGCTGTTGTTAACAAGAACAACTACGGGTATATAACTCCGGGGGATTTTAATCTGTACGCTTACCAGGCGCAGATGGATTTATTCACTGAGTATTTCGATAACTACAATACGCTTGTGGCTGCTGAGAATATCCGTAGAGTTGGCACTGAATACGCAGGGCTTAAGCAGATTGCAGAAGAAGTTATTGATAGCTTTAGGGTTGAGTCTACTCCTACGTTTAGTGGTGGGTTCTTCTTGATTCCTGCCAACTGCTACTACCTGACCAATGTGTACTACGGGAGTAGAGATGTAGAGCGTGTATCTCAATCAAAGTTGAATATGCTCAATACATCTAACATTACTGCGCCATCCGTTACGTTTCCGGCATATACGATGACAGGGAATGTGATTACAGCCAGTGATACCCTAGACTCTAAAATCAAGGTCTATCCAGCGACTATAGCTTCTGGCGTGACTATTAGTTATGTGAGATACCCAAAAACGCCTCAATGGACTTATACCTTGGTAGGAACTGCTCCTATATTCAATGCAGCGGCTAACGATTATCAGGACTTTGAGTTGCCCGATTCTGATATGCCGAACTTAGTGAGCAAGATATTACAATACGCTGGCGTATCTATCCGCGAGGAGAACGTATATGCATTTGGTGCTAAACTAGAACAGAAAGGAGTTCAACCGCAATGAGTATAACGCAATATGAGTATTACGAGAATAATGGCAACTCGCCACAGGATGCCAACTGGGGCAGTTATCAGTATGTCAGCCTCAAGGACATAGTCAATAACTTCATGTTGATGTACCAGGGCAATAATGAGGCCATCAACAACATCAACAGGTATCAAGTTATCTTCCATGCCAAGCGTGGCATACAAGAGCTTAATTACGATGCTATGAAGGAGGACAAAATCTTAGAGCTGTCTGTTGGTAGTGATTTGAAGATTGTCCTGCCATCTGACTACGTCAACTGGACGCGGATATCTGCTGAAATCAATGGCGTCTTATTCCCACTCAGTGAGAACATACAGACTAACTACGCTAGGGCTTATCTACAAGACAATGCCGGTAATCTACTCTTTGATCAAAACGGCAATGTGTTATCTCCTCAGTTCTCAGAACTTGAACTTGGTCGCATCAACAACACTGCGCCTAGTATCTACCTAAACCCAAATAGCCCTTATAACGGGTATCAGGGGTGGTGCATTGACGATGTGTGGTATTTCCGGTATGGCATTGGTGGGCGGTATGGCTTGAACACAGAAACGGCAAATGCCAACCCTACGTTCGTTGTTGACAAACGCGGTGGTGTCATTAACTTCAGCTCAGACATGAGTGGGCTGTTGTGTGTCATCGAGTATGTGTCTGATGGCCTTGAGTCTGGTGATGACACTGCGATTAGCATAAATAAGATGTTTGAGGCGTATATTTATGCCTACATCAAGTACATGATACTATCCAACAA